AACTCGTTGGTATCAACGTAGCAATGCACCTTTTGCGTCCCGGCGCAAAGTGGGAGATTACGGGCGGCGTAGGGTTTACTCGATGGGAAGACCCGCGACCGCAGCCGTCAATGGAAGAAGTGATGGAAACGATCGAAAAGATCAAAGCGTTTGAGGATTCCATCAACACCATTTTGCTTCCAGGCCAACAGGAAGAAATGCAGGCGCAGCTGGCCAATATTGAACAGGCGTACAACGCGTGATTTTGCACGGCATATTTCCGACGCCGGTTGCCAAGTTTGCGCTGGGCCGTGATTTCACGACCTACGAAACCGATTTCGTAGCCGCGCAATCGACGCACAAAAACATGGGCAACACGACGAGCAACGATCGATACGTGTTGCAGCATGAAACCCTGGCGGATCTGATGACGTTTGTGCAGGCGTCTGTTGATGACTACGTAAAGGAAATCTACGCGCCCAAGGAAACTGTTTCGCTGCGCGTTACGCAATCTTGGCTGAACTACACCAAGCCCGGTGAGTTTCATCACAAACACGCGCACCCAAATTCGTTTGTAAGCGGTGTCCTGTATCTGAAAGCTGCCAAGGAACGCGACAAGATTTACTTTTATCGCGACGGTTACCAACAGATCAAATTAACCACCGACAAATGGAATTTGTATAACAGCGAATCGTGGTGGTTTGAGGTTGTAACCGGCGAGCTGATCCTGTTTCCGTCCAGCCTCACGCACATGGTTGAAACCGTGCAGGGCGACGACCGCATCAGCTTGGCATTTAACACTTTTCCAGTAGGGTTAGCTGGCAGCGAAGAATCGCTTACGGCATTGCATTTGAGGGATTAAATATGGCGCATTTCGCAGAACTTGATGGCAACAATATCGTTAAGCGCGTTATTGTCGTAGCAACCAGGGACAATTCGGATGCAACCGGCGTGGAGAAGGAATCCATTGGCCGCGCGTTTTGCGAGCGTCTGTTCGGCGGTACCTGGGTGCAAACCAGCTACAACGGCAATATGAGAAAGCGCTATGCGGGTATCGGATATACGTATAACCCGGCGCTGGATGCGTTTATTGCGCCGCAGCCGTATCCGTCCTGGACGTTAGATGCCAATACCGATTGGCAGGCCCCCGTGCCGATGCCGACCGACGGCAAGATGTATGCGTGGGACGAAGCCGCGCAAGCGTGGGTTGTTGTTGAGGGCATGCCGTGACCTCAGTACAAGAGCTCGAAGTGACCGTAACCAGCCATATCGATGTTTGCACCGTTCGCTACGAAGCAATCCATGCCAGATTGAAGCGCTTGGAAACGCTGCTGTTGAAGGTTGGTGGCGCAATTATTGTGGTGCTGCTTGGCGCGGTTGGCAGCCTGGCCGTTATGCTTTTGGGCGCCCTTAAATGAGCGAGGATATCGAGCTGCTGAAAGTGCAGATCCAGGCCGAAATGCAGCGCCTGGAAGCCAAAAGCAGCGCCAAAGAAGTCGCGGGCAAAAGCATTGGCAAAGACGGCCTGAAATACATCACGATTATCGTGGTGATTGGTGTGCTGTCGAGCCTGGCGCTTGATGGCGAAAAGATCGCTGCCGTGATGGGGCTTTTGGGGGCAAGTTTGACGGCCCTTATTTCGATGCTGGCATCGATCGCCGGCGCTGTGGAAAAAGAACAAAAACCCGAATTTGAGGTCATCAAAGAACTCATTGGCAAACTTGATCGGCTGGATCGGAAAGAACAACCGATGCGCGTCGATGTCGAGGGAGATCATGTCACGGTCACCAAGGGCGATGACGTGGTGAGGGCATCCAAATGATGACGCTGGTTTCCACGTTTCTGTCGTTCCTGGCGGGTGGTTTGCCCAAAATCCTGCAGCTATTCCAGGACCGCCAGGACAAACGGCACGAAATCGCCATTCTGGCCATGCAAAAAGAGCGAGAGCTTGAGCTGGCAGCAAAAGGTTATGCCCACCAGGCCCAGGTGGAAGAAATAAAAACCGAGCAAATTGCGATCCAGGCCCAGGCCGAGGAACGCGTAGCGCTGTACCAGCACGACATGGAAATTGGCAAAGGTGCCAGCCAATGGATTATTAACCTTCGCGCCTCGGTTCGCCCGGTGGTGACGTATATTTTCGTGCTCGAGCTGGTGGCGCTGAATGTTGCTGGCGTCTGGTACGCCTACAGCACCGGCATTCCGTTTGCCGTAGCGATGGATAACGTGTTTTCCGATGACGAGATGCTGATTCTGTCGTCGATCATTGCCTTTTGGTTTGGCACCCAGGCATTCCAGAAAAAGGGATGAACACGTCGGATGCCGCTAGGGCAATGATTAAGCACCATGAGGGTGTGCGCCAAAAGCCATACAGATGCCCTGCCAGGCTGTGGACCGTAGGGGTTGGGCATGTCCTATACCCGGCACAAGCTCGGCTCCCAATGGCTGAGCGTGACGCCTACGGCATCGAGCCCCAGGACGCCAGGATCTGGTCAATGGCTGAGGTGGACGATTTGCTCGCTCAAGATCTTGCGAGATTTGAGCGTGGTGTGGCCCGATATTGCCCTGGCGCTGTTGGTCGCCAAGGGCATTTCGATAGCCTGGTAAGCCTGAGCTTCAACATTGGCCTAGGCAATCTGCAGCGCAGCTCTGTGCGGATGCGGTACAACCGCGGCGATTTTGAGGGTGCTGCGGAGGCGTTTTTGTTGTGGAGCAAGGCAGGCGGCAAGGTATTGCGTGGCCTGGTCAATCGACGCCGAGACGAAATGGCGCGATTTTTAGCTGGCTGAGGGACTAGGGCTCGAACCTAGATACCAGGGATCAAAACCCTGTGTCCTACCATTAGACGATCCCTCACCGGGTTACCAATAATCGATACCGCCGCGGCGACAGGCCCAATTCGGCGGCTCTGCAACGTAGCGCCAATCGTTATCAAGCTTGCGGCGCGTAAAAAACAGATCCAGCAGCCAGGCGATCATATTCATTGCGGTAACCCCCAAGTGAATTGCCCTGTTTTCACGTTGTAATGCGCACAAGATTGGTCGATGGCATGCTGATGCGCATATTTGGTTGCCACCATGCAGCCAAGCGTAAAGGCGATGCCAAACGCAAGAATCACCACAAACCACCATTCATTGCCTTTTAACATGGCATAGCCTCTACAGAGTAATTGCTCGAGGGCGATTTCCAACCCTTCGGCAGCTCTTGGTTGATCCAGCTCGGATCTGACCATAGCAGCCGGTTGTTGGGGTACGCGATCCATTGCCCGCTATCGAGCGCAATGATGTGATGATCTTTGCTCTGATCGCTCACCTCGGACCAACCGCCCTGGCACCAGGCAACGGTAAACAGGTACACGCCTGAGCGCTTGATGCCGTCGCGGCCGATCGCCTGAACGCGGTGGTTACGCAAAAACTGCAGCTCGCTAACGGTGCAATGCCGGCTAAACGAATCCCACCAGCAAACGAGCGGTAAAGCCATTGCAGGGCACGGTTTCGATGCCAGGGCATGGATAGGGATACGCGCCCATTGCGCCCCGTGCGCCGTCATAAGCTGAAACATGGGCGTTCGCATCGGTTCAGCGCGAAACCCAAACACGGTGGCTTCGGTAAACTCGCCCTGGCCCTGGGTATGGTCAAACAAGAATTCGTTGCGGACCAGGCAAGGGGTGTATGGGGTGTCAACCAGGAACGTCATGGTTTCGGTTCCTGGAGCGCTGCCTCAAGCGCCTCGGACGCTGCGCGCCAGGCGTACAGCGCCTCGCGGAATGCTTCCCTGGTTATCGCCTCTGCGTCTCTGAGCTCATCTAAGGTCATATAAGGCCCTCTTTGTGCAGCTGGCTAATGGTACGGACCATGCCCTCTAAGTGCGCCAGACGCAGCGCCTCGCGCGTTAATGGCGATTTATGCGATCGGCCATCGATTTCGTCATGGCATGCGCTACAGCACCAGGCTCCCAAAACATCCGGCGATTTGAGGCCCATGCCCGAAACACCCGCCTGGCGGACATGGGCAAGCACCGTGGTTTCGCTGTTGAAATTGCACACGTTCGGGATGCGAACCATGCAACCGCGCCCTTTGGCGGTTTTACGGAGCATGCGCAACCCATACCGCTGCAGCTCGGCCGGCGCGGGTTTTGCGGGTGATATCGGTGCGGTAGATCTTGCCCTGGTTCAGCAGCTCGATGCGCCGCGGGCGCTGGGTGCTCGGATTCATGTCCAGGGCGGCCTGCATTTCGTCATCGGTTGCACCGTGACATGCGCATTTGACCAGGTACGTTAATACCTGGTCGCGCAACGATCGGCTGCTTGGCTCGATCGCAACGGCTGCATCAATCGATGGGTTGCTGTGCGGCTGAAACGGCGGGAACATTTCCAAAGTAATCATTTTTCCTCGCGATAAATTGGTTCTGGGAAAGGTCCGATCCCGAGCTCAATACACTTGTTTTCGATGAAATGTAGGAATTCGGTGAATTCTGCCTGGGTTAACTTGCTGCTGCGTTTAAGCGGGCGCATGCGTCGATGGTTTAACCCCTCAATGCGTTCCCACCCCCAGCATTCGCCCAAAAAAAACTCATGCAAATCGGCTCGATGCCAGCCGCGCAATGCCTCGCCCCCAGCCTCTAAAATCATGGGGTATATCACCCCGTTGAGATAGTTATTCTGGGCGTTACTACGAGGCTTGCGCCAAAGCTCAACGCTAATTACCCAAGATTTGCTGGTATCAATTTGAGCCACCATCGTCGCAACAGCGCGCACGATTACTTCAGGCTGCGTATTTCTTGGGAATATGCGATTCATCAGAACACGTCATCTTCAAACGGATCGGCGGGCGGTTCGGGCTTCTGATCTTTTTCAAGAGGCGGTGCGACAGACAACTGGAGGTACGCTTTGCCGGTTTTCTCGGCAATCGCTTTTCGACCGAATATCGACCAGGCTTTGCCCTCGACGTTCAATGTGCCCAGGTAATCGGGCGATTTGTCTGTTTTTTTGAAACCGGCCTTGAACAGGGCGCCGCGGTTGGTGGGATCGTATGGAGTGTTGTATTTCACAGTTTCATTTCCTGCAGGGTTTTAACTTGGGTATCAACTTCTTCGAGAAATTTGGCAACGGCCGTTTCGAGCTCCGCGATGCGTTTGTTATCCCGCGGCACTCGCTGTATGTAGCATTGCAAATGCTCAGGCAGACGCGGGTCGAAGCTGCAGAAATCGCACCAGGCGCGGCCGGTAACCAGGAGCTGCCATTGCATCTGGTCGATATACTTCTTTGCGATCTTCTGCGTAAACAGCGTCTCGAGGGCGGTGCTCGAGGTTGGGCATTTGATTTCGACCAGGCCATCGTCGCCCACCAGCCCGTCGGGTGACGCGCCGGCCATCAGCGTCGGGTGGTTTATAAATCCAACTTCGGTGACCAACTCGCCGGTTTTTGCGCTATATGCCGCGCGCGCCTGGGGCTCGGTTTGCGTGCCCCAATCCATGGCATCGTTGCTAAAACCCTCGGCACGTTTGCCGGTCAACCGCTCGAGCACAATGTCGGCCATGTAATTTGCGCGAGCTGCTGCCGGCTTGCCGTCTTTCAGGATTGCCATGATTTCATGCACCCGAGACGCGGTAACACGTCCCAGGCGGGCAGCAAACCAAGTGTCTGTGCGTTGGTCCATTAGGCCAATTCCTTTTTGCGAGCTTGGAAGGCATCCATGTGCGTTTGACGTACATCAACCGGCAGCGACTTAAAGAGCAAGGTAAGGGTCTCTACGTCAGCGCAGAGGGCAATCTGCGCCAGCAGCTCAGGGTCCTGGGCAGCAACCTCATGGGTTGTTGCGTCGGCATCGTTATCGCCCTCGGTGGGAATACAAAATGCTTGAAAAGCGGCGTATTTATACGCGGCGCTCATGGCTTTGTTGCTGGCTTTGTCGCCCGAATCCATGGCTTCGCCAATCGTAATTACCGTGTGCCGGCTGGCATCTTCAGCAGCGACAAAATCGAATTCAACGGTAAGTGTGACGTAAAACAGGGCGGTGCCTTGTTTGTTTTGTCGTTCGACGATTTCGCGTTTAGTGACGCGAGGCAAAATGCACAGCGCATGACGGGCCAGCAACGGCGACAGCGCCAGGTATACCTGGTCAATTCCGCGAAATTTGTAACCCTGGGATTGGTTTTTGCTGTCTTTGCTGATGCCAACTTTGCTCAATTCCGCGGTGATTGCCGCGATTTTTTCATACACTTTCATTGGCTTTTTCGAGGGTTTGTCGTAGTTCATCTCGCACCTTATTTTCGTCTAATTTGGGCAATTTATCTAGTGATGACAGCACGGCGTTGCCTTTGCCCCGGCTGTTGTCGATGACCGTGAGGCGGAAGTTGGGGTTATCGCCAAATTCCTTCTGCAAACGCTCCATAACGTCCCTGGAGCCGATGTGCGTGTTGAGGTGCTCTGAGAGGGGCACCGTCCGTCCCGTGCCATATGCGGCTTCCTGGCCCATTGCGCGGGTCAGGGCGCCCTGGTCGAGTGCTTCTGCCGGGCTGCGAAACGTGAAATACACCTGGGCCTGGCGACCGCTTTTCAGCACCTGGTCTACCTTTTTCTTGGCGGAGCTGTACTTGTTCATGTTGGTGTCGTAC